GGCCAGGGCGCCCCGGGCCTGCTGAACCACGAATTGGCGGTACAGGGCGGCCGGAATACCGACGATGCCGGCAGACCCGCGACACTTGGCCCCAAACTGGGCCAAGTGCTCTAAGCTGTGAAAAGAAATGGGCATGTGCGGAGCTCCAGGTGGAAATAATGGACGGTCGGACAGTGACGAGCCGAATTACGGGCCCGAGATCAGCTTCCGCCGGCCACGGTCACCACCTCGGGAAGTCGCAACGTGCCGTCCGCTTCGGCGCCAATGTGGGCCACTCGGACCGGGATCACGTCGTCACCCTTGAGCGGCGCATCGATGTCGAACTCCATCACTTCGCCGTAGAACTTCGTGTAGCGTGTGCCCGTGGTCTCGATCAGCCCGTCTGCTACGGCGAATTGCACGGGCGTATCGCTGTAGTACGAGGCGGCCAAAGCATCGCGGACGGTGTCGGCGCCGGGTTTGTACACGTAACCGAACTCCAGCCCGGTCGTTTTCAGGGCGGATTCCTCGATCTCGTAATCGGATTCGCGACGGGAGCCGTCCGCAGTGCCCTTTCCGCGCGGCATCTTGATGTCTCGCGCTCGGCCGATGTGGACCCACGTGGGGGCCGCGTGGGTTCCGGAGTTGTAGTAGAGTTTCCAGCGTTTGCCGGCCATGGTTAGACCTCGTATTCAGTTTTGTAGGTGACGAGAAGGATCGAGAGGAAAAGCTGAGCGGTCCGAAGCAGCTCCGGAGCCCAGAGTGGGTCGTGGGCGATAGATTCCAGGTTGACGGGATAATCGCCCAGGTGCGTGATGGGGTGAGCGTTTCGCAATGTGTTGCGGATTTCGCGGGCCAACTGCTTGAGGGCCGCGACGGCTGCCGGGTCGTACGTCTCCAAATGGCGGCGAATGACCACGGCGATGGCGATCTCCGATTGGTCCGTGTCCTGGGTCCACCAGGATTCGGCGATCTCGGATCGTGGAAATACCGTCACGTGCAAGGCGTGATCGGTCGGTTCGATCTCCAGGTAATCGGGCCGCGTGGGCTCGAAGTCCAGCGTGAATTCGGCGTCGATCAGCCGCTCGGTAACGGCCTGGGTGATCAGGTCGACGGGATCGAACATGGTCACTCGGCTGCCTCCTTGGCGGTCAACAGGGTGTTGACTCGCCAGCGTGTGTGGCTCGGGTCTGTCGGACGAAAGACGGCGTTGTTTTCGTCGGGCTTCACGGTAAAGGTCAGCACTGTGTCAGGCCGTCCGGGCGGCGTGTAGCGGAGTTGGTCTCCGGCTTGCGGCTCGCCGAACAAGGGCAACAGGTTGGCACCAGGCAAGATGAACGACTCCCGATGCCGCTTGACGATCATGTTCTCGAAGTCGGCCGTTTGCAGCACGGTTTGACTGCCGGGTATCGCGTACACGTCCAACGTCTGCTCGCCTCGCGCATAGACGATCGGCACGCCGGCGATGGTCTCGGCCGTGTCGAAGGCAATGTTCAGGCAGTCAGATAAAATGGACATGCGTGGGCTCTCAAAAATCCTGGCGGCCGACTGCAGCGGCGAGATGAGATCCGCAGGGCGGGCTCAGTCGACCGCCAGGTCACTTGCGGCCGGGGTTTGAGAATCGCCCCGGCCTCTTCCATCGGTTTACGTGCTAGCCGCGGCGCCGACCACGGTTTCGTTGTTTGACACTGCGTCGGTGACGATGATCGGGATGTTTTCCCAGTTCGTCGGCGTCGGCACTTCGCGCACCAGGTCGGTGCGTCGGCTGTCCCGCAACTGGCCGCGGGAACGGCGAGTCATGACCAGGTGGGTCGGGGGACGGCCGGAGGGGAACGCGTCGTACAGTTGGGCCAACAGCTCGTCGGTCAGCGTGGTTCCGTCGGCCGTGCCGAGGTTCGCCAGGCGACCGACCGAGTAGGCGCTGCCGATCTGGATGGCCGTCCAACCGTCGATCGGCTGGACGTAGGCGGGGAAGTACTTGCCGTCCCCGTCTTCGATCAACTGCACGAACGCTTCCTCGATGTTGATTTCGCCATCGTTGGCCATGACCAGGCTGAAATCATCGAACTTGGGCGTCATCCGGATGGCCCAGACGCTGGACAGCGCAGCAGAGCCGCCGGCGCCGATGACCATGGCATCAGCCAAGTACTTCAACCCGTCCGCGTCGGGCAGCCCGGGGAAACCACCGGCGTCCAGAGCTTGGCCCTGGAACACTTGCCGCTCGAAGGCGAAGAAGCCGGCTCGCAAATGGCGAGCGGATTCCTTGGCCAGGAAGGCTTCCGCTCCGCCCTTGGGGTACGAGTCGGCGAGCATCTTGTCCACGTGGTAGGCCGCGTCCAAGATTTCGAGCGTGATGTTGACCTGCTCGTCTTCCGACTTGCTGTGGTCGCGACCGGCGTTGGCAGCGCGGAAGCCGACGACCGGTGCCGCAACTTCCTTGAGGTAACGGTGCACGGTCCCGTTGCTCGAGCCCTGCGCGTACGCTTGGCGGATAACGGGGCTGTCGTTCAGGACGTCGGACACGTCCAGGTCCGCCAAACCTGCCCCATTGATTAGGAGGAAGTCGGCGAGGGTTTTGGGATCATGGTCTGCACTCATTCGAAGAGATCCTTGAGGCGTGAAAAGTGGCGGGGAAAAGTGGCGTGGAAAAGTGGCGTTAGCGAGCTGACCGGATTCTGGTCAGGTCGCGCAGTGATTTCTTGCTGCCCTGGGGCAGGTTCAGGGGCGTGCCTTGTTCCTTGGCTGCCAGCTCTGCTTGCGCCCGCAGCCGTTCGTTTTCGGCTTTCAGTTCGGCCAGTTGCGCCGTCTGAGCGTCGGCAAACTTGGTGCCTGCCAAGAAGAGTTGGGCACCGGCGGCGTGCCCGAAGGCTTCGCAGTAGGCGGACAGATCGCGGTCCGGGCCGGTTTCCAGAGCCAGATCTACGGACGTTTCTGGCGGCGGCGGATCCGTGGGCTGCTGTTGAGCGGTGGAATCGTCCGGGTCGGTTTCCGTCTCGGTAACCGTGTCGTCTGCCTTCTCGATTTCCACGATCTGCAGGCCTCGGTTTTCCAGGTAGCGTTCCACCCAGTTCTTGAACCGATCCGGATCGACATCCAGGGCCGTGGTCTCGGAAGGAGTCTCGTCACTGATCCCCAAGGCGAAATCTGCCAGGCGTCCGATTTCGGCGATCGGCCCCCGGTGAAACATCCCGTTGGGGTTCGCGGCCGGGTCGTCGACCAGGTCCGTCGCGTCCAGCGTCGCGAGGCGGGCGTGCCGGTAGTTGTTGACGTTGTCCGGATCGGGACTTTTCCATTTGGTTCGATCCAGATACCCGTCTTCATTCAGCTCGGCTCCGTGGGACAACTCGAATTCTGCCTCTTGCTGCAAATCTCGATAGAACACGATCGAGGCGCCGAAGCTGCCAGGATCTTCCTCGGTGCGATCCAGCACGTACCCGGCCAGATCCCCGTCCGGGCTCTTGTGGGCAGATTTAGCCAGATGCAGATCGGTAAAGACCTGGCCACCTTCCACGCGTCCCGTCTTGACGCGTCCCAAGAATTTGGCCAGCCCGTCTGCGGACAGATCCGGATGGGTAAACCGGCTCTTGATTCCGGCTTTGTCGGACGCTTGTAAAGCGGCTCCCACCTGATCGAGAAACACGTCATCAATCCACAGGCCGTGGCCGAGTGCTTCGCCTTTGGTGATCGCCGACAGTCCTCGGATCAGGCCGGCGCCGAAGTCTCCGCCTTCACGGTCGACGGACTTGGGGGCTTTGCTCTTGGTGCTGACGCGCAGCATCTGAGCCTTGGGTTGGTTGTCGAGAGGGATTGCGGTCATCTTTGCCTCGTTGAATTTGGGCGATGAGAAGATCCAGCGTCGGACCGCTGGGGCGTGGTTTGTCCATGGTTTGGGGCAGGGGGATCATGGCGATAGCATGAATCTGGGAAGCGTGTTCCCGTTGGAGGTTTTGGCTCGCTTGCGATCTCGCTTGGCGTTGAGATCTTCGTCCGTGGGTTGGAGGCCCGGAGCCTTCGCCGTTGCTGGCAACAGGCCGCGTTCGACCAACTGCTCATGTTCGTACTGCGCCTGCTCGAGCAGATCCTCCCAGTCGACACCGTGTGTCTCTTCCACCACTCGTTGGCGAGTGTCCAGGACGTTTTCGATCGCGGTGACGTGGGCGGAAACTTCCTGCGCGGGATTCCAGAACGGAACGCCTTCCGCTTGCCACTTGAACGGAATCGGCTGGCTGGGGCGGAGAAGGTCGCCGTTGGCAAACGCCCGTTCGAGCTGCCAGTCCGTCCAGTCGTTTCGCACGGTGACGATCGACTTGCGTTTCTGCTTGCAGCTCGCCAGGTACAAGATCAAGGCGCCGCGATTGCCGAAGAAATTCGCGTCGCTGGCATCCAGCCAGCAGTACGGCAGATCCAAGGCCGACAGCGTCAGGATACACAACGTCCGGAGAAACTCCGGGTCGATGCCGGGCGATTGGTTGTGGAGGAACTCGGCTCGTTCGCCGGGTTCGAGATCCAGAAATGCCGGACCTTTGCCGAAGTCGATTTCGTGCTGACTCTTCGGCGCTTCCGGGTTGGTCGTTTGTCCGGCGCCTTGCTGGACGTTTGTCACCGGTGCCGGCGCCGTTTCGCCCTGGCGATAGATGGCCAAGGCAAATAGCTGGGCTACCTTCGCTTTGGCGACGGCATAATCCAGCGTCTCGTACAGATCGACGGCGTTGGCCAGGCCGGGCGTCACGAGTCCTACGCCGCGAGCCTGGTCGAAGCGATCGAAATAGCCGTGATGCACTACCTTGTCTCGGCTGACAATCTGGTCGATCGACTGATCGAGCTGGGGCCGGGTGGCGAAACAGTAGGCTTTCGCCTTTCCGGCTTCGTCCAGATAGACCCCGTGTTCCCATTGTTCACGTTTGTAGCCGTGTACCTCACGCTTGGGATTCCGGCAGTAGATCCCTTCGGCCGCTTGCATCGTGCCATCAGAAAGGCGAATGCCGAAGATGTCGCCGTCCAGTACGGCTCGAGCCTCCAGTATCCGCATCCAGCGATCCATGTGATGCCGGCCGCGTCGGTCGAACGCGTCGGGTTTCATTCGCTCGGCAATGTACGCCTCGATGTCGTCGCGCAGGCCTCGATCTTTCGCGCGGCAATGGAAGTGATGGCTGGTGACGAAGTCTAGATGCTTCCGGACACACCAGGCCGTCACCGCGAAATTGCGGTTGGCGTCCCGAGCCGTCTCGATCAGCCGTTCCCGCTTGTTCTTGGTGAGCGTCTTGTCTTCCGTCTTCAGGTTTGCCGCTGGGATCTGCCTTCGGTTCCTGCTCGTATCGACCACGTGATAGCCAAACACCGATCGAGCGGCGTTGGCAACACGGTCCCAGATTGTCGGCGGTGAAGACATCAGCTCAGCTTGATGGTGGAGACGACGGGTCGGGGATCGGGCAGGCCTTGTTCGGCCGCCTGGCGTCTGCGGCGTTCGCGCAAGGATCGAGCGGCGGTAGCCTGGTCGATTGAGGCGGAGACTCCATCGACGCTGGTCGACGTGACTGCGGCGGCTTGGATGCGTTCCAGCTTGGCGATTTGCTCTGCGAGCGAATCGGACATGCGCGAGTCCTGGCCACCTGACAGCCGATCGAGCACGGCGCATGCGCAACCGGCGTCAGGTGTTGAGATGAGACTTGTGATTAGATGCGTGACATGAGAAGCAGGCGGTAAGTTTGGATCGGGCGAAAAGTCTAATCGATCTGCGTGATGTTGTAGCTTACGTCCGGTCAAAACCGAAAAGCAAGCGACCCTTGCCCATGGAAAAGCCCCAGGGGCTTTTTTTCCCGCTTTTCATTTCACGGGCACCTAGGGTACGAGTGCGAAATGTGGTGTTACAATTCACCGAAAACCCCCACCTCTTTACGGATGCGACATGATGGACGGCCTTATCTTCGCCGAAAACAACGGGACCAAATACGTTAAGCGACTCGGGGCGTGGTATTGCTACGACCAAGCGTTTCCTGGCGATATGGAAAAATTGCTACTGAAGTTTTCGATTTCCGCCCAAGC